CGTTGAACATGTCAACGTATCGCTGGGCACCCCCTTTACCCACAATTGGGAGGGTGGGGCCCAGAATCCTCGTGGAGCCAAGCTCCACGCTCGAGCAAAGACTCGAGGATTACTTCTGTGAGAACAGAAGTGTAGCCGACGTTTTTGAACGTCGCATACACCCCTCCTTTTTGGAGAGGTTTCTGGGTACGCGAAGCGCACCCACGTTCCTATCGGACCTGTGTCCGAGAGACCAGCAACAAGTGTTGCTGCGGAACCTTTACATAAAGGTTTCTGAAGTCTTCAAAAGAAGACTTAGGCAACGGCTCGATAACCGTGGCCTCAACCAAGTGCGATCTTGGTTTCACACCGCCAATGCGGCGGTGTTGGCGTACTATTGTACGTCAGACTTACCTGATGAAAAACAGGTAGATCGTCTAACGCGATGGGCGTTAGAGAACTGTGCGAACAATTACGCACAATTCCAGTCAGACTTTAAAAGTCTGAAGAAGGGCATGCGAAAGTCGTTTGCCCTCACTGGTAGGATAGATTCCTACCAGTGTAAGGCACACATGGTGCCTTACTACGATCTCTTCAAATCCAAGAAGGGATTCGAGTCACCAGCTGAGCTGGGGCGCTACGTCTTGACCTGGTGTCAAACCAGGGCGACGGGCATGGCGGACCAAGAAATGGTCCGCCGTTCTCTTGAAAAATTTAAGAGAACGGTCCAGGAACCCTCAGAGAGGGTATTAATACCTGAACCTTACCTCCTGGATGCTACTAGGATGGCTGTGAACACCATGGGTGTTCACGCGGTCGTATCCGTGGGTACGACCGCTTGCCTCGAGAGCACTCGGGGCAAGGGAGGAAAGACAGCTTTCCTCAAGGACACGCTTGCGAAGAAGCGTGTCCTGCGATTCCAATACAACATGGAAACGCTCGAGCCTACGGCTATAGAGCCGAGGCCGGTGAGGACGCCTCAAGACGTCCTTAGCTGGGCCGTTCAATCGGTCCTGCACCACCCCACGTATGTGAGGTGTGTCCGGGTTCACTCTGTGGTCGAGCCCTCGAAGGCGCGAACAATTACGGTCGCGCCCTACGCCTATCAGGTAATAATGGGCGTCCTGGCACACATGTACCAGGCGACTTTACAACACAAGCATGTAAAGTCAGGACTTAAGGCGGACCGCCACTTGTGGAGGTTCGTACAGAAAGTCCTCAATCCGCAATCTGCGGAATGGCAGCACCTACCGGAAGGTGCTACGATCTATGCTCTAAGCACAGATCTCTCCGAAGCAACTGACTTCGGAAATCTGACGGTGAGCCGTCAGATATGGCAGTTTTTGATTAAACTGTCATCGATCCACGAGGGATTCCCCACTGGATTGGCTGTACTTGGAAAGACCTTGTACAACGGGGCACGATTCTTCTTCGTGCCTGACCAGGCTGGTAACTACCAGCTTGTATCCAGACAAAGAGGCTGGATGATGGGAGACATGATGACTAAAGTCATCCTCACCATCGCTCACGACGCAATATGTCGCATGAGCCGCCTACAAGTTTACAGTCTTGTAGGCGATGATGAAATCGCGCTAAGCGCGTCGACTCATCAGTTGGAAACAAATATTTCCAACCTTCAGACAATATTCAAAGTGTCTGAAGAAGACACGTACATTTCGTGTCACCTCGCGTTTTATTGCGAGGAGGGGACGATAGTGCCACAAAGGGCGTCGTCCTCCAACCACGTACGGATGAGACGTGGTGAGGAGCTTGATTACCTGGATTACCCCAGGTTTAGGCTCCTACTACCTCAGATATCTGAGGTAGATGCCTACTCGATGAGCAATTCGGGTAGGTTCAGCCTCCTAGGGAAGGAGGCTAGGTGGGTCGACAATGTCAACCCACGAGCGCGTAAGTTGTTTACTCGCGCGTCTCTCCTACAGCACATATTGGTGCCACAGGAACCGGACTGCATAAGTCCGTACACACCAATTGAAATTGGTGGCGATGGGGCTATGCCCCATTCCGCGAGCTTCTTGGCTCGCGTGGTTGCGGATAAAAGCCGCAATCCAAGAGAAGTCATATTTAGAATGGCTTCTCTGATGGCCGGCACAACCGGACATCGGTACGTGCGATCTGATCGCACGGACAAAGTGGTGCACAAGCACCACTTATACCTCCCAAAGATGGAGGGACTGCGGGAACTGCTTCCCGCAGACTCGGTGATTAAACCTAACACCGAGGAGGGCCTGCTTTTATTGCGGTCCCTGAAGGTGGACAACATATGCACACCTGAGCGGGCTTTTTTCAAGCTCGCTAAAGCGGCCTACTACAGGGCGCTTCTCAGAGGGGAGGACCCCCCTGAGCCGACATTCTCACTCGACAGAGTGTTTGCCGGCGGACACACGGATGAGCCGTATGTCTCTTTCGACGACTTCTTGGAAGCGTGGAAGAATCCTGGATTTGTATTCCAGGATAGCTACGATTACTTCGTAGACATGGAGGCCTTGGGTCTCCACAACCCAATGCAATTGGGTTGGCGATTTGGGCCAACGCCGCAAATACGCTCTGGGGAACTGTTTTCCCAGTGGGTGAGGGACAACCTCACCTTGGAAGATCAAGGTCTTCCAGATGTCCTGGATTCGATCCGGAACATGCGGCCACTACCAGATTGGGTGATGGCCCGACTCAATTTATATATTGAGTCCGACAACTACATTATGATGCAGTTGCGGAACCGGGAGGAATTCCCCCGGTTCATTCTTGTCGTCACGAGGGACAAGAAACTTTGCATTAGAATGCAAAGATGGCTTACCGCGAACGGTAAGACGTCGAATATCATTCTATTCGACCCGGCCATCTACATGATGGGCCGGCTAACCGACATTGAGTCGGTTCGCGTCTTCACATGGTTCAAGCCATTCGAAGGCGAGGTCGAGTTCATGCTCGACCCTGGAGCTATGCTCCACGTGGACTACACGGAGTTCACGGACGGTTTTCCTAATGAGGAAGACTACTTCGATCGACCGATCGAAGTTTTGGATGCAGTACCACGTCATCCAGACGTGGTACTCGTGCGCCTAGCGCACGCACGTGCCTAAGGCACGGTACGCATGCAAAGCATGCGTCTCACGGCTTAAATCAACATTTGATAGCCGCGGATTCTGGGTTTTCACC